GTGTTCAAAGAATACTCCGATATCCTAACGGTTTCTCAAGTTGCAAAGGCTCTGGGACTTGGACGAAATACCGTGTATCAACTTGTCCATACGCATCAGATAGGCTATAAGCGCATTGGTACAAAAATCATTATACCAAAGGCGTGCTTAATTGACTTTGTGCTGTCAGCACGCTATACTGTAGCCAATCCATAATAGCAGACAATCTTCGCTGTCGAAAGGAGTTATTATGACAGGGAGTCTGCAAGTAAAAAATGGCAAATACTATATGGTGCTCAACAGTACCGAAAACGGAAAGAGAAAACAAAAATGGATATCTACCGGCCTGCCTGAAAAAGGAAATAAACGCAAGGCGGAACAGATGCTGCGGGAGAAGCTGACGGAAGAAGAAAAGCGAAATCCGGTAGTGTGTTCAGATATGACTGTGGCGGATTGTGTTCGGCGATGGCTTACACGTATGAGGCGGCGAGTAGATGAGGTGACATACAGAAGTTATCAGCACACGGCTGAAACACATATCCTTCCATACTTTGACGAGAACAGGCTAAAACTGTGCGATTGTACGGTAGAGGTGCTTCAGACTTATTTTGATGAGAAATATCGGAACGGCCGTAAAGATGGCAAGGGCGGACTGTCCTCTAAAACCATGCGCCACCATAAAGGTATTTTGGGCCAGGCATTAGCGGAATGCGTGAAAGATGGGCTGATTCCATCGAACCCTTGTCAATATGTTGAAATGCCGCGCAGAGAACGCCATGAAGCGCATTTCTATAGTGCGGAGCAGCTGCAGCAGCTTATTACAGCCCTGAACGGTGATCCGATACAGCCGCTTGTAAAGATCGCAGCGCTTTATGGACTGCGGCGCAGCGAACTTCTCGGCTTGAAGTGGGACAGTATTGATTTTGAAAATGGTATGGTGCTGATTCGCCACACGGTTTGTAAGATGATTGTCACCGTGGAAAAGGATAAGACGAAAACCCAAAGCAGCCGCCGAAGCTTTCCTATGACAGAAGAAGCACGGGAGATTTTTCTGAAAGCAAAAGCTGAGGAAGAAGAAAACCAGCGTTTGTTCGGCAAGGCCTACCAGAAGAATGACTATGTTTTCAAATGGCCCGATGGGCGCACATTTGCTCCGGACTATGTGACGCATCATTTTTCAAAAATGCTTGAACGGTATGGAATGCCACACATTCGATTCCATGAACTCCGTCATAGTTGCGCCAGTCTGTTGCTGAATAACGGTTGCGGCCTGAAAGACGTACAGGAATGGATGGGACACAGCGACATTCAAACGACTGCCAATATCTACGGGCATTTGGATACCTCCAGAAAGCAAAGCCTTGCAGATAAGCTGACAGAATGCCTGAATGAAAGATGTTAGAAAAACGTTAGAAAAAAGGTGTATGAAGCTTATCCTGAGATAAAATAAAAACCGCGAACCCATTGAAATCAATAGGTTCGCGGTGGTACACTCAGACTCCCCAAAATCGAACCCTGTCGCTTCTTCGGCGGCGGGGTTCTTTTCTACCCGGAAAGTCTTGGTTTTACAAGAGGTTAGGTTATATGCGGTAGTGATTTTATACCCGTCAGGTTCGTCCCACACTGTAACGGAGTTGACGAGCAAATCAATGAGCCGCCTGCGGAAGTCTTCGTCTTCGATGTTCCCGTATTTGAACTGACTCAACCAGAATACGATTTGGTCACGGTCAATTCGGTAGACGAATTTTTCCTCAGCTTTAATCTCTTTGTTGAGGGTTTTCTTTTCATGTTCGAGCTGGACAAGGCGGTTCATCAATGTCTCAGAAGCAATACCCTTCTCGATAGCGGCGGTGATATTTGTGATTGACTTTTCGACCTCCGTTAACTGAGCGGTCAACTGCGGAATGTGCGTGTCGTTTATTAAATCCTGTTCGCTCTGCCGGATTGCCATGTCTGCGATTTCATCAATGAGCTGATCGGTCAAAAGGTTGAGAGCGTCACGGGCTACTATTCCTTCGATATAATCTTTTTTCAAAGGCCGCTTATCACACCCAAGTTTTCTCTTTTTCGTGTAGCAGGAATAGTAGTGGTAGACCTTGCCGTGCCTACCGGCTCCGCTTTCACCGTTCATAGAAGCCCCACAATGACCGCAGAACAACTTTCCAGACAAGAGGTAATCTACCTTAGCCTTGCCCCTTGCGGGGGCTGTGGCGGTCTTAGAAAGCCGCCGTTGTACCGTTTCAAACAGCTCCTTATCAATGATGGCGGGAATACCATTTTCGATGACAATATCTTTGTAGGTATAAGTGCCGATGTAACGAGTGTTACGGAACATGGCCTTAAAGCTACTGCGGTTGAACTCTGTATTTTTGGCAGTCTTATATCCGGCAGAGTTAAACTTTCGGCAAATGTCAGCTACGCTTTCGCCGTTGGCGTAAAGAGAGAACGCTTCTTGAACGATGTGAGCGGTGTCAGGGTCAACAACCAACTTATGATTTTCCACCTTGTATCCAAGGGGGATATGACCGCCTACGCTGTGGCACTTCAAGGCAGATTCACGCATACCTCTCGTGACCTTCTGTGACAGCTCGGCAGAGAAAAACTCAGCCATACCCTCTAACACAGATTCCAAGATGATACTCTCAGGGCTGTCGGTGAGGTGTTCTGTGGCGGAGAGGACTTTCACGCCGTTCTTCCGCAGACGCATTTTCATAATTGCGCTGTCGTTGCGGTTACGAGCAAAACGGTCGAGCTTCCAGACGATGACATATTCCCAATTCTGCTTTGCGCTATCCGCAACCATTTCCATGAGGTGAACCCGCTTTTCCACATCTTTGCGAGCGGTCGTTGCTCGGTCAACATAGATTGCCACAATGCGGTAGTGATTTGCTTTGCAGAAGGTACGGCAGTCACGAAGCTGCCCTTCAATGGATTGGTCACTTTGGCCTGTGGAGCTATACCGAAGGTAGATAGCAACATTTTGATCTCCATTGTAGAGTGTATATGGGTCTTCCTGAAATTGAGAGATTTCTTCCTCTGTCAGACAGGAGAGGTCGATTGGAAATTTTTTCATGCAAATCTCCTTTTTAACTCCATGACTCTACCGACAAAGCGCAATCGTCCAATTTCAACACCGCCAAAAACACGGGGAGGATAGTGTGGATTAAAAGAGCGAAGGGTCACAGTATCTTCATCAATGCTGATTTTCTTAACAAATCCTTCTTCGTCATCAACAATGACAACCATAAGAGTATCTGTTTCAGGGGGTGTATCCTTTTTAACCAGCACTAAATCGTGATCGTCTAAGACTGGCGACATACTATCTCCGTCAACTTGCAACCAGAAACAATCGTCACAGTCATATTCGGGGTCAACCTGTTCATACCCCAATGCTTCTTGCTGAGCGATGACACCTTTTCCTGCGGACGCATGACCGAAAATAGGTCGCTTACAATTCTTTTCATAAGGTTCGGTGGTCAAACCAACAGAGGACAGGTGAAAGCGAGGATCGTCAGTTTCGCCTTTCAAATAGTCAGCCGTTGTCCCAAGATTGATAGCAAGCGTTTTCAAGTCTTCATCTGAAATCATGCGGTCAGGCTTTTTATCTACATCATTCAAATAATACTTGGGACGGTCGATAAGTTTGCAAATGTAGGTGACACTTTTCCCTTGTTGTTTGGCTAAATCTCTAATACGGCTTGTGTTCATAAATACCTCCTTCAAAAAATATCCTACTTTTTTAGGATTTGCTATTGACAATCCTACAAAGGTAGGATATACTTTGGATTGTGAACAAGAGATTTTGACAACAAAAACCCGACCCCCGAAAGGTTTTCTTTTTTTTCGGCGGTTGCTGTGGTCAATGGTTTAATTGTCTGGCAAATAAATTGTACCATTACGCCCACTGGTTGTCAATAAATATTGTTCTCAATTCAAAGAAAGGAGAGGTTTTGTGAAAGAGCGTGAGAAAATTCGCTATCGCCTGAGCGTCAATCACCTGTCGTTTGCATGGCTGATTGATATGCTCCGAAAGCGGGGTATTGAAACGAACGGCCCTGTCCTGAGTGCAATTCTCGCAGGAACTCGTAACGGCCCTTCTGTGGACAAGATCATCGCTGAGTCTATCGACATTCTGGACTGGTACGAGCGACAGATTGGCGGTGTGTCATGAGCGACAGTGCATTTGCCCCGGAAGTGCGGGGACAGGCCAAAGCGTTCAGCTCACTCCTTGCTCGATCTGTCCGAGAGTTTTTCAAGGACGAAGTGAACCGCAAGCGGTTCGAGAGCTGGTACGAGCAGAAGTACGGAACACCGTATCAATGGAAACCTATGGTTTGGAGGAACAGATAATGAAAAAGGTATTTGGAGTATTGGCATTTCTCTCGTTTTTCTACCTGTTGGGTGTGGTTGGTGCGGTAGAGCAAGACACGATGGCTCTCGGTGCAGGCATGGTGCGTATGGGTATCGGCCTTGGCTGCTTCTGGCTGTTCTGTGAGCTGTCTGGTGCGTTTTATTCTGTCCCGCCGAGAAAAAGAAAAAGCCGCTGACGGAACTGGTACTTCCATCAACGGCAAGCGTAAAAGCTCAATCTGATTATATCAGAACCTATCATTTTGTAAAGGAGAACTTTATGAATAGTACGATTGCGAAACTCGCTGACGAGTTCGAGAAGATGGAGAAAACCATCGCTTCTCAGAAGAAAATGATCGAAACCCTCATGCCTACGGGCTATGTCGATACCGATACCGTCAAACTTCACCTCAACTCCGTATATGGTGTCATGTTCGGCGGTCGCCCCTCTCCGAAGCGTTGCAAGCTGGAAGACTGTTCTTGGGACGAGATCAATATGTATTCCTCCTTCGGTCTTGCTGACAAGATGTTCGAGGTCGGTGACACCAAGAAATTCCGTCTGGCTGATGGCTCCTACCTGACTGCCCGTATCATCGGGTTCAACCATGACTACGCTGAGGACGGCAGTCTGACCCATATCACCTTTGAAACCGTGGAAACCCTTGACGGTGACATTCCCATGAATGAGAAGTCTACCAACGAGGGCGGCTGGGACGCTTCCTACCTCCGTGCCAAGCTCAACGGCAACTTCTTCGAGAAGCAGCTTCCCACTGATCTGAAAGCGGTCATCAAGCCCGTGGTGAAGATCACCGCAAAGAGAGGCAAAAACGAAATGCTGGTTCCTTCCGTTGACAAGCTGTTCGTTCTTTCTGAGCAGGAGGTCTTCGGTCGCAAGATTTATTCCTGCGGTGGTGAGGGTAAGTGGTACGAGTGGTACAAGCGGGAGAATACGCCCTATGGCAAGTGCAAGCAGAATGGTGAGAGGGATTGGAGATGGGAGCGTTCTCCTTATTCCGGCGGCACCGACGCCTTCTGTTATGTGAGCGACGGCGGCGGCGCCGACACGGACGACGCCAGCGCCTCCTTTGGCGTGTCCTTCGGCTTCTGCGTTTGATCGGGTATCTCGTAAATCCCGCCCCGTTAGGGGCGGTGAAAGGAGTGAAAACATGAATGTCAATCGCAAGGTTGGCACTGGTTTTGAAAGAGACTTATGCCTGAGCCTGTCGGGTTGTGGCTTTTGGGCGCACAATCTCGCTCAGAACAGTCAAGGTCAGCCGTTCGATGTGATTGCGGCTCGAAACGGTGTCAGCTATCCCATTGACTGTAAGGATTGTTCCAAGAACATTTTCAAGATGGAGCGTATCGAAGAAAACCAGTTTTCCGCCATGTCTCTTTGGGAAGAAACGGGAAACGGAGAGGGGTGGTTCGCTCTCCGAATGATGAACGGAGCTGTATACTTTCTGTCCTTCACGGTGATACGCAATCTGTTCTTAATGAAGACCGTTCTCTCTGCGTCTGAAATCAGACAGTTCGGTATCACACTCGGAGAGTGGGTGTCCCAATGCAAGTAACTGTTGGCAATCAGCTCCGAATTGAAAATCCGTCTGAGCAGTTGCTTGCATGGTGCAAGAAGCAGCTCATTCTTCCCAATCCTGAGTACGCCAAGAAAGTCCGTATGCACTTTTGGGTTGGCAACACCCCTGAGAAGTTGTACCTGTTCCAATGGGACGGCGACACACTGGTTCTCCCCTACGGGTGCTTGAATGATGTGATGGCGATGGAAGATTGCCACATGAAGGTCAATCTTCCTACACCGACCGAGGTGGACTTCGGTTGCACTATTCCTCTCTATGATTACCAAGTGGAAGCCAAGGAAGCCCTGATAACGGCCTACTACGGTATTCTTCAAGCCCCTGCTGGGTGTGGTAAGACACAGATCGGAATTGCTGTTGCGGCAGATACAGGTCGAAGGACACTCTGGCTGACCCATACACGGGATTTGCTCGTACAGAGCAAAAGCCGAGCAGAGCAGTACATGAGTCCTTCTCTGACTGGCACGATCACCGAAGGTAGGGTTCAAATCGGTAAGGCAATCACCTTCGCAACGGTACAGACCATGTGCAACCTCGATCTGAGCCAGTACCGTGATGTTTGGGATTGTATCATTGTGGACGAGTGCCACCGTGTAGCCGGAACCCTGACCGCTATGACGCAGTTCTCAAAGGTGTTGAACGCTCTGGCAGCTCGACACAAGTACGGGTTGTCCGCTACGGTTCATCGAGCAGACGGTATGATTGCCGCCACCTACGCCCTGCTGGGCGGGATTACTTATCAGGTGCCGGAGGAAGCGGTAAAAGACAAGATCATGACCGTTAGCGTTCTACCCCGTGCCACACATCAAGGACTCAGCCGTGAGTTTTTGGACACGGACGGTACGATCATCTATGCCAAGTTGGTCAATTTCCTCGCTGACCGTTATCCCCGAAATAACTTGATTGTCGCTGACCTCGTAGCAAACCGAGATCACTACAATCTCATTCTCTCCGACCGGCTGACGCACTTGGAAACCCTGATGAACCGTCTTCCGCCCGATCTGAGAAAACAGGCGGTCATGATTGATGGGAAGATGACCACGAAGAAAGCCAAGGCTCTCCGAGAACAGGCCATTGAGGAAATGCGGCAGGGGCGCAAGCGGTATCTGTTCGCCACTTACTCTCTGGCAAAAGAGGGGCTGGATATTCCTCGACTCGACCGGTTGTACCTGACTACGCCGCAGAAAGACTACGCTGTGATAACTCAGAGCATTGGTCGTATCGCTCGTACCTTCGAGGGCAAGGGAGAACCCATCGCCTATGACTATGTGGACGATGGTATCCAGTACCTCGTGCGAAGCTACAAAAAGCGGCGTACCACCTACCGCAAGTGCGGTTGTAAATTCATCGAACAGGAGGTGTCGAAGTGAAGTTAGGCAGTCTGTTTGATGGCAGCGGGACTTGTCCTCTTGCCGCTTCTGCGGTCGGTATTATTCCGGCATGGGCGAGTGAGATTGAGCCTTTCCCAAAAGCTGTCACACAGTCCCGTTTTCCCAAGATGGTTCACCTTGGCGATATTACCAAGATGAACGGCGAAGTCATCTATCTGGCTCGAAAGCTCACTCCGACAGAGTGTGCGTCCCTTCAAGGGTTCGAGAAAGACTGGTGTGCGCTGGTTCCTCACAAGGACTCTGCGGAGTACAAGATGTGGGGAAACGGCATTTATTTAATCATGGTCGTTATGAGAAGAACAGATGTGAAAACTGCGCCAGGAGAGGAT